GTCGAATTGAATTCGATCTTCTTTTCTGTGATAGAAGTCAAATCTTTCACTATAGTCTTCTAAGTAATCGTGTCCAACATGGTTATCAAATCCAACAGCGAGTGCATCAGATAGGATGGCAGGGATGGCATCAACACCTTTCTTGATGTCATGTCCATCTGCAATAGAGATACTCTCAACCAGTGCAAGATAGATTGCTCTTTCTTTACACCATCTCTCTGTAGTATCTATAAGCCAATCTTCTACAGAGTTTTCTAAAGTCTCAGTATCCTTTAGATATGTAAGAATCTGTTTATAAGTATCATCATTAATATCCTTTCTCTTTTCACACTCAATAGATAAGATCTCTGATGTAGGACACTTATCATATTGAACTATAAACTTGGCACACTCCTCAAATAGAATTTTCTCATGAGTGTTATCAAAATAATCTGGTTTTAAAAAAGGTAAAACTTTCCTAGTATAATCTTCATTACAGATGAGATTCTTAATTATCGTATTTTCAATTGTTTCTATCATTGATAGTGCAGATAGGTGCTCATAATATACTTTGGTTCTCCACTCTTAACAGGCAACCCTCTATGAGGATACTGCCATGTGGGTGGGAATACTAATACTTTACCAGTTTCTGGCTTAACTGTCAATTCATTGTAAGGAAAGTCCGTCTCTCCTCCTTTGAAATCATCATTAAGATAGTAAAGAAAAGACATGTATCTCTTAGCACTCTGATGATCTTGAACATCTGTGTGTAATCCAAATTGATCATCTGAGCCTGGATCATATTTCTTAATTCTCAACTCTTCAAAATAAAACTTATCAGGAAACCACTCAATATACTCTGGTAAATCTTTCTTATATTTTTTCAATACTTCTACTGTCTTGTAACACAACAACTGCATGAACTTATCATACTTTCCAGAGGCACCTAGATTTACCTGAGTAAAATTAGGAACTCCACAATTATCAACCCTGTCTTTATCATCAGAGTTTTCAAATATTTCTATAATTGACTTACAAGTTTTTTCATCAAAACCGTCATAGGTTCTGATGAACTTATCCATAGCTAAAGGTCTCCCTTGCAATCTCCTCCAGTTTTGCCATAACCTCGTCGGTAAAATATTCTTCGGGGGCAGCCAGTATTTTCTTGGCGTAGACTTTTTTGCCGTCGATTTCGTATCTGCCTGCGACGTTTTTCCAGAGTCCACCAAGTTCTCCTAATTCGAGTAGTCCATAGTATCTATCCAACCCACGTTCATCATAGTATAGTCTGATCTTAACTGTTTTGTTCTCTTTACTTAGACGCGACTTAGCAGTCTTTGCTTTGATAATATTTCCAACGACTTCCGTTCCTTCCTTCTCTTTAGCTTTGCTGAGATAGATGATTGTACTTGCTGCGTACTTGAGACCGCTACCTCCACCCATCTCTTTTGTAGGGACGTAAGAACCGATGACATCATAAGTGTGGTTTGTAACTATTAGAGGGATCTCTGCCTGGCCAAGTTTTAGAGTCAACATTCTAAATGCACCTTTGACAAGTTGAGATTTAGTCATATCTCTTACTTGTTTATCATCGAGTGCATCACGAATCTCTTTCTCAGTAGAAAGCATACCAAGAGAGTCTAACACAAACATACATGGTTTGCGAGATGATTCTTCTGACTTAAGGTATATATCTACTGCTTTCAGTGCTTTTGTTCTAAACTCTTCGATTGTTACCACATTAACAACGACAAGTCTTTCAAGATCGATACCTCTCGATTCCAGTAGTCCACGATTAACGGCGGCTTCTGTATCAAAATATAGGCAATACCCATCAGGATTAGTATCAAGGAAGTTCTTAACCACTGCGAGGGAGAAAAAAGTCTTTCCAGTAGAGCTCTCACCAGCAATAGCAGTAATCTTGTTCCTAGATACACCGCCAAATATACTGCCTGATACAAGGCCGTTGAAAATATACGAACCTGTGTCAACAAATCTTTCAATCTGTTCTGTTTCTGAGGCGAGCTGGGTGTACTCATCTCCGATCTCCTTTACTATTTCTTTTAAAAAATCCATAATGATTTACTTCTGTTATAATTCTACCACAGACCACAATAAATTACCAGCGATTGATATTCTTGGTTCATCTGTGTTATAGAATGGATATACTTGATGATGTAAGTCGGATGGGAATAACATCATAGCACCTTCCATTTCTGAACTCATAAAGACAGGAAACTCAATAGTGTTTCCTAGAACATCAGTATAGGTAAACTGAAAGTCTGATGCGGCCTTTGAATGAAATGGCAGATTATGTTGTTCTTCATAATCTGTTGGGATCTTCATCCAGATCACAAATGATGTGATACCAGAGTGGCCGTGTTCTGGGTTGAACTCAGTTTGATATTGATAGTTTACCCACCAATTCATTCTGAATTTTGTTGCAAGTTTTAGATCTAAATTTGGGTCAAGATCTATGGGAGGACAGTAATGTTTTGGATCTTCATCTATCAACTGTTGTGTCAGAGGACCTACAACTTCATCTCTGAATTTGTCATTAGGGTCTTTCAATCCCAAACTGCCAGTTATATTACCAGCAAGTCTGTAACTATAATCGTTACTGTTATTGACATTATCTTTCTCTGCTTGTTTTATACAAGACCAGAGATAAGACATCCAATCTTCACTAAGTTCAGTTTTATATATCGGAAGGTTAGGTAATTGAAACGCTTCCCAAGATACTTCACTCATCTCTTTTTGGATAATAAACCTCAACGTAAGATTCACACTTAGGGCAGTGAAGATTAGTTACGAAACTATACTCCTCTGCATACTCACATTCATTGTCACCTCCCCATATCAGTTCGGTGTTACAGTGCCAACAATTCATTTCTTGAACACTCCCAACTTAGCTAAAACATATACTCCTAGTATAGTCCAGAATACTACTTCTAATCCAATGTTGTTCATTGATACTGCTCCAAATCATAGTCTAATATTATTTCCCCTTGATGTTCTACACGTTGGGGTTGTCCTATCTTCTCTAGGATCTCAACAGGTATTTTCTTAAGAGTAATGTCATAGGGTATCGGTGCATTTGCCACACAAACTCTAATACATTCCCATTGTTCCTGAGTAAAAAAATTGTTATGATACATTATATACCTACAATCTTTCTTTGTCTTTCAAAGTAGTTATGTAATAACCATGAACTACTATTCTTTTTGTCTGTACCGCCTACACCAAACTCCATCTCGACTCTGGGATCATTACCAAACCTATCCATTTCTGGTGTGTTATCTGATCCTCTATCTCCACCATTGGCAAAGACTACAGTTTGTGCAATCTCCAAACATCTTTCAATTGCACTACAAGCGGAACCATACTCATCATCTTCTACGGTGATCACGGCATCTACAACGTCAAGATGTCTAATAATCTCTGCACGTTCTTTCCATGACATAAAGTATTGACCCTTCTTATTAGTCAACCATTCTTCTGTATTCAATCCAACTACCAAGTAATTGGTAAGATCTTTTGCTTGCTCGAAGTAAGCAATGTGGCCACTATGAAGAGGATCAAAACCGCCTGTGACTAGAGTAAGGATTCTCTTCTTAGTCATCAAACTCTCCTTTTCTTGCTAAGTATACTTTAACATCATTATACTGTGTTTCCATACTTTTTGCAAACCAGTTGGCAGGATCTCTGCCATTGAAGACTTTCATTTGAGTATCAGAGAAGATGCCATCATCTGTCCAGCATACTATGTAACGTGTCATGAGAAAAAGGATTCAAGTGTATTCTTGCGTTCGGTCTCCCAACCTATGCAATCTAGGATAACTTTAATTGGATCTAAAAAAGATTTACTGAACTGTAAATCATAGTCCACATGTTTATCTAGGTCAAGTTCTGTAGGGAAGTCTTGAATAAAAGATATAACATTCTCGTGCATCCAATTTGGTGTCTTAAGATAACAGAATTTAATTTTCTCACCATTCTGTATGGTGGCATACTTATGATCTATCTCTTTTTTCTTTGTCCAGTGATTATATAATATCGCACCTCTAATGTGAATAGGACATCCCTTACCATATAGATCAGCAGAGGAGTGCCACTTCTCTACGTTAGAAGCGGTTCGAGGAAATGATACTTCTTCTGGTGATAATGATTTGAATTCTTTTCTACATCTTTCAATGTATTCTATACACTCATCTTCTGTACCATTCATTAATATCTTAAAAGCATCTTTTAAAAACTTACGACATGGTGCAGGGGTAGAAGTTTTGATCGCTTCAATACCCATGATCTTTAACTTTGCTTCTTCATATCTTACACCTTCACTATCCCACACATTTAAAATATATCTTTTCTTGGCAGTCCATATACCTCTATCGGCAATGTTCTCCCTTTTCATGATCATTTTTTGGTCGTAGGCGTTAACGTAGTCTGCCAATTCTTGGTAAGAACTTTCAATATAAGGCTCAAGTTCCATTTCACAGACCTTGTTAAGGAACGTGACAATGCCTTCAGTAGTTTTTTCTCTGCCTTTGTATACAGCATCGACCAGATCACCACAATGCAAATAGATAGAATCAGTATCACTAGCAATAACATAATCTTTATCCTCCGTTTTTAGAATGTCATTCATCTTTCGATTTATTTTATTCTCAATCCATCTGATTGATACTTGTCCAGATAGAGTGATGGCTTCTGCGTTCGCAAGTTTGTAATAGCGAAAGTATTGATTACCAATAGCACCATAAGCACTGTTAAGGGCAATCTTCTTGGACATTTGAACGTTGTTACACCTTGCGATTTCTTTTTCAAGTTCTTTAGTTGGTGTCTTTTCATATGCTTTTTTAGCTTTGATCATTCTCTTCTTGAAGATGACACGTTCGTTGTACATCTTCTCCATAAGTTCTGGTAAAAATCCTTTCTTATCCTTACGATACATTGCACCGTTGGGACAAACAGCAAAGTCTTTATACAATTCAAATGTATCTTCTTGAGATAACATTCTATTCACACTAGCACTAGGATGTTTTGTATCTTGTAATGTCTCTGGTGAAATATTGTATTGCATAATCAAATGCGGATACAGTGAGTTCAAGTCAAAAGATACTACCCAATCATACTTTCCAGGCTTAGGATCTTTTACATATGCACCAGCATACTTCTCATCTTTCTTGTTACGATCCTTCTGTGGGATTACTATATTCTTTTTCTTTAGATAATTGTATATAATTGCATCCCATGTGCGAACTTGAAACGCAACATCAGTGAAGTTTATCTTTGCGTCATAGGCACGAGTGCAACATAGATCAATAAGTTTCAATTTATCCTCAAGGCGATCTACCAACTCAACGTCAACAATGTTATAATCTACAAACTTTTGCCAGTTCTTTGTATAGAACTCACGGAATGTATCATACTCACTGTGATCTAATTTCTTCTCACCTAATTCTACATTTGCAATGTGATCTAATTTAAAACTCTCTTGATTGGAAGTTGCAGGGGATTTTCTGTATAGATCTAGGTAATCAATTACAGATACGCCTGCAAGATCATAAGAGATATTTAATCTACCTTGAATATGAATTTCATTTCTTCTTACGATACCCCAAGGAGAAAACTTCTTAGTCATCTTCTCGCCCATGATACGTTCTACTCTACCCACAAGGTATGGAATATCATATAGTTCACAGTTCCAACCTGTAATAACTTCTGGTGTATTTCTCTGCCACCAATCAAGGAAACTAAGAATCAATCCTTCTTCATTATGGCAGTCAATATATGTGTAATTCTTTCTGTTTGGATTTGTCTTATATGGTCTTGATCCAAAAGTAATAATTTTCTTAGTATTATAATCTTGTATTGTAATTAGTAATAGTTCTTCGGCACAATTAAAGACATCAGGGAAGCCACTCTCTGCGGCAACCTCGATGTCAATAGTATACAATTTAATTTTGTTTAGATCAAACTTGATCTCATTCTCAGGGTAGTTCTCAGAAATATATTGATGCACATATCTTTCGTTACCATATATGTTGAAGTTCTGTACAGCAGAATACTTATCAATAAACTCTCTACAATCTTTGATAGTGCCTGGTTTTACTGGTTCTACTAATTGACCATCAAGAGTCTTCCACTTACTCCTCTTCTTTTTAGAAGGCACATAAAATGTAGGATGAAATGTCTCCCTGTCCTCAAAATGTTTTCCATTGTCATATCCCCTGACCAACATACTGTTGCCGATCTGGAAAACATTCGTGTAAAACTTCATTCTTTAGTAGCTAGTTTCAAATATGAATCCACTAATGATTTGTGTGGTTCAACCAATGTAAGTATTTTATCAGAACATATCATAATTTCAACGTCATCTGTGACATTACTTAGATATGGTGACATTTCTTTACCTTCTATCTTATATGGCGATAACATCTTACAGTTGGGATCACCAATATCAAGAGCAGCAACCTCCTCTATCCCAGATATAATAAGATCACCATTTACTAAAACTAATATCTTAATTTCCTGTTCCATTCATCTTCGCCTCATAGGATTGTTTAACCATTGTCTTTGGTTCTACTATCGCAACAACCCAACTAGGATCTATAGAGATCTTTTTCTCAGCAGATAGAGGCATGTAGGGATAGTACTGAACACTATACTTAGTTTCAGTTTCTTCTTGACCTTCTACTAACATTACAGGTTCTTCGATTAACTTACAACAGTAAGCGTTTTCAAGAACTATGAAGATGGGTTTATCATTTTCATCTACAAGTTCTTTTACATCAGCAATTACCTCTTCGTTAGATTTAAGTAGAACTAATTTTATTGACATCGCATCAGTATATAGTTTAAAAGCGGATGGATGGTATTGCACCACCGTTTACAAGTTGGAAACCTGTCGTAATACTTTTATACGACATCCGCATGAAAGACCATCTGCCCCACTTCCCAGTTGCATCTTAGGTCTAGAAAAAAGGAGGGAGGTTGGGTTCCTGTGTACCAACAAAGAACGGGCATTACTACAGAAGTAAATACGTCCTTGCCTGAGACCCGATTGGTTGATCGGTTCTGCATCGCTGCAGCAGCACCACCTGTGTCTCATCACCTTAACCAGCGGTTGCCAGTAAGTTTATTCAGTCACTCCCATGTTGCGTCCAACAAATATAGTATGACATAAAAAAGGAGGTCTGTCAACCCCCTATGTATTATTGAAAGATGATCTTGATGTTACACCACTTGGCGTAATGAATTCCTCGGTAGCAGAGAAGTGCGAACACCTCATCTGGGTCGTGAATTTCTGGATCGAACTCTGGAACTAATGGATGTTCCAATGTAAATTTAATGTTAAACATTTCTCTTAACCTCCTGTAACAATATTTATGTTTGGAGATCCTGACAAATAGGTATTAAATACTACATCTTAACATTCTTTACAGGTAATCTTTCCTTGCGTGGTGTTCTGGGATCACTTTGCCTAGTTTAACAGTAAGAAGTCCATCTTTGAATGTAACTTCTCGGACTTCTGTATCTTCTGATAGAGTCCATTGTCTTGTGAAGTTTCTCTGAGCTAATCCCTTATGGACATATTCTGCATTGTCCTTAGTCTCTTTGTTCCCTTCAACTATAAGTCTACCATACTCAGTATAGACATTGATGTCCTTCTTACTGAACCCTGCCAATGCAATTTCTAATCTAGACTCAACATTGTTGATGCTGATCAGGTTGTATGGTGGATAGTTCTGTGTCGTATCAAAATTAAAGAATGAGTTTAAATAATCATCCATGCCAATTGAGTTCTTGGTGATCTTATCCATAAGATCAGGCAAATTGGCAGCGTGATA